GGCGTTCCATCGACTTCACAGCTAATTTCACCGCCCCTTGATTGAACATCTGATCCGTCTGCACCAGCGAAGCGAAGTGCACCAAGTTCGTCGCCATCAGCAACGATGGTGCTGCTTCCTACTGAGGTGCCACGGCTTTTACCAAGGATCAGAATCGAACCTGAGGTGTTTGTGCCTCTATGAGCAACAAACGAAAGACCATTTTGAGACGTAGTTTCTATTTGTGCAATAGCTTGAGTTCCACCACCTATTGCACGACCGCCTGCAGTTCCCAGCAACAACCGCCCATCACTATCTAGGCGCAAACGCTCCGAGCCGCCAGTTCTGAGAATGATGTTTTTACTAGACTCCTGATTGTTAATATTTAGGTCTTCATTGCCGTCAATACCAACTAAAGCTCCATCAGAAGCGGTTTCACCCGTATCATCATTTGTGAAATGGATATAGGAATTGTTGTTGTCAGGAGAGTGCAGTGAAAGCTCACGAGTAGGTACTTGACCAATACCAACGCGATCATTCCCTGCATCGACAAACAGCATGTGAGTNNACGCGGAAGTCAACATCATTGCCAGGGTCGTTAATAATGACTGAGCCAGTCCCAACATTAAAACGCTCAACACCATTCGTGCTTAAACCAACTTGATCAGCGCCACCGCTAAAAATGCCAGTGTTCGTGTCATCAGCAAACGCAAGGCCAGGCGTTGAGGCACTGCCGTCCTCCATCAGCAGCGTGCCATCAAGCTCACGCAGGGTGATCCATGCGTTGTTGGCGCTGTTCCTGATCTTCAGGACGTTGGCAGTCGTATCAGCCCACCATTGATATGCATACGTCGTCGCTGGCTCGGACGTTCCACTGTTATTGCTGACAATCGCCGCTAAAGCGTCATTCAAGTCCGAACGGACTGCGGCACCCGTTCCATTGGCAATCACATAATCGTGGGTAGCCATGCTCTAGCTCGCGTCAGACGACATTGCATCCATCTTAAACGCCCCTACCAAATCCCACAGCCGTATAAGTGAACGTGCGGCTCACGTTGCTTCCCCCTGAATCAAGCACGTCAAGATCAAAGCCAGTGCCCGTTACGTTGCTGACGTTGACACGCTCACCATTGCCAAGGTTTTGCACTGTGATGCCGATGCTCGGCAAGAAGTTATTCAGGTTGCCTAGTGCCGACGTGCCAACAAAGAAGGCGTTGTCAAAAGTCACCGACTTAGTGCTGGTGCCTGATGCGATGGGCTGGCTGATCTCCTCCCTGCGCTGGAAGCTGGTTTCATAGCCCAACTGGTCAATTAAAATGTTCTGCGCGATATCAGCACTGGTCAGTTCTGCTTTGAACTGGAATGCACGGCCCTTGAACGTGCCAGCCACAAATTCCTGCCAGGCCGTATAAGTCGGAGACCCTGACGGATCATCGTCAGTCCTTCGCATGTAGAGCTTGGCGTTGACAGCGTCAGCCTCTGTGCCGTCAAAGTCATTCCAAGTGTTAATCAACGCAGTGCGGGCATCAATGGTGTCATTGGGGAAGAAAGCCCTGGTGACAAACCGCCGTTTGATGTCCAACGCAAAGCGTGCGCCAAGATCCAGCGTGTTGTTGAACTGATACTCAGCAGAGCTGAGGATGTCCCCTAGGAAGTCAAAGTCAGTAATCGCGTCAAAGTCAGTAATCGAGGCATCGTCAATGTTCTTGTTGCCGTCAATCACCAACGCATCAAGATCGTCGCTGTAGTTGCAGTCAGTTTTAGTGCCCTGGAACGGCGGGGTGTCCTGATCTTCTCTTCGGGTCTGAACCGTGATCCTGCCAACGGCATCAGGGAAGTCCACCAAAACGCTGGTGGCGTTTGTGCTTTTGTTGCCTAGGTCATCCTCAAACTTGACGAGGATCTCACCTTCAACCAGGGGCACAATGGCTTCAGTTGAGTTGCCCGCAACAGCAGGAATCAGGTCAACAGAGTTAGGCCAGGTTGCAGAACCATCAGTCAGGTTGCTGTGCTTGACGTGAACAAGGCCATTTACCTTCACGTCAAGATCAACAGTCTGATCCCAGCGCAGGCGAGCACTGTTAGCACTAATCGGTTCAATCGACAGATTCTGTACATCGCCAGGAACTGCCGTTTTGCCTACAAGTTGAAACGTTGCTGTCGCAGTTGGGCTCTGTTTGCCTAAATAGTTTTTGGCACGGATCTGAACAGTAAGCGTGCCAGCCTTCAGATTCCGCAGAGTCACAGACGGAGTTGAGGTGTCTAGCTCAATAAAGTTGTTATTGTCGAGCTTGTATTTGACACGGAACTCATTGACATTGATCCTGTCGTGCTGCCAGCTCAGATCAAAGCCTGTGTGAACCGTTTGACCCTCTTGATATAAAAACTCAGTGCCACTCAAACCTTCTGGCGCACTTGGCGTTCCGTTCAGATTGCTGATGTCTCGCGTTGTTAGTGCAATGTCTTGCTCAACAAAGTTATAAATAGACTGGTTGTAGGCGACAGCAGTAACGCCTACAACGCCATCTTCGCCCTCAGCAACAGAGACCACACGATATTGCTGCGATTGAATGTCGCTGGTTTGGATCAGATAAATTGCCTCTGATTGTGGTGCTTGGCTAAACGCTTCACTGACAGTAATAGCAGCGCCTGAGATGCTGCTGATTGTTTTTGTCTCAACTAAACCTGTTGGCAGCAGCACTGATAACGTCGGGCTTGCGGCAAGATTTACAGACAGATCAGTGTCACTATCAATCGTGACCACAGTTGTCGTTGCAGAGCTGACCCTGCCGCTGCGACGTGTGCCAGCACGCAAGGGGTCAGCAATGTCAATAACAATGCCTGGGGTGACAGCAATGCCAGCATCAATAGAAACCGCAAAGCTGACTGTTTCCGAGAGAAGCCTTTCGCTAGTCAGAAGCCACTTACCAAGCCTGTGGGCTTGGCCCTGGCTGTAGCAACCGATGGCTTTTACGTCCTTATTAAGGATGCCGTATTTGGCAACAGCCTCATGATCTTCAACGTATTCATATTCAACCTCACCAAGCGTGTCATAACTTTGCCAAGCCACTGTGGCGCAGGTATGTCGCGCCTTCTCAGCTGTGCCGCTGTAAGTGAACAAGCCATCAACAACGTTGCTAGGGCCGAGCAGATATTGCGAATCAGCGGGCTTGTCTTGACGCAGAACAAGTGAGCCAGCGCCGTAATAGCTAATTCCTCTAAAAATGCTCGTCAGCTGTTGAATGACGTTGTAGACCTCGGCACGGGTATTGAGCAACAAGTTCAGGCTGAAACGAGGCTCCTGTCCGCCTTTGCCGTCATCTACAAGTTCATTGCAATAACGACTGATCTCGTAGAAATCAAAAACATCTAATGATGCTTCTGGAACGCCACATCCGTATCTTGTATCTGTAAGCAGATCAAACAAACACCAAGCCGGGTCATTTGTCCAAGTTGCTGCAGATAACGTTCCATCAAACAGCCCTGAGTACGTGATCCGCCCCAAGTGCGTTGTGGTGTCAACAGTGCCGTTGCTAGGAATCCTGACCTTTGTGCCACGGATCAGATACTTGCGTCGTGGAATGTTTTGAAACTGCTTTGAGCTAAAACGCAGGCCAGCTAACGCAGTGTTGGGATAGGCAAGCTTCTCATCTTGAATCTCTGTATAGCTGCTAAAAAATGTTGAGCTTGCGCGTTTTGAGCTGGTTTCATCTGCACTTACGCGAACGACACGCAAGTCAACAGGGAAGCTGCCTGTTAGGTTGACTAGATAGTCACGCTGGTAGCGGCTGCTGCTTTTGCCGCTGATTGTGTCGGTAAGTATATCGTTATACCCACCACCGTCATACTGCACCTGAATCTTTATATCGACCGAATTGCCAACAATATCGCCGTCATCTTCAACCGCCTGAAGTGAGGGCACTGAAATCGTTATACGCACGCGATCAATGTCTGAGTTAGTAATTGATCGTGTTACTGATGCTGTTTTTGTTACCTCAACATTGACCGCCCTTTCATTCTGGATGCCACCTGAAGGATTAGGGATGTGCGGCTGTGCCTGCGTGCCAAACGCAAATGTTCCAGTGAAGTTATCGAAATTTACAGATCCATCGCTGTTTTGAACTGGGGTGTCATCTATAAAAATGCTTTTCGCGCCGTCATCTAATCCTTCTATTTCGCCCTCACAAAGCACCTCAAGGATGTTCACAAACTGTTCCGAAACGAGACTGTCATCCGCCTCGGTCGGAGTTCTACCCCCGCCTCCGCCGCCTTTGCCGCCACCGCCAGCACCTTGAATCAGCTTTTCGTCAATCATTAGATAGGGAATCCAGCGGAATTAGCAGTTTCAAACACCAGGCCATACTTCTTACGCATACTGAATGGCAAGCCCTGCAGACGTGGATCAATAGTTTCTTTAGCAGAGTGATCAACATCAAAACCGCTGCTGATCACTGCAGAGCCAACAACAACACGCCCATAGGCTATAGGCACCGCTAAGCCTTGCTGACTGGTGTTGGTGATTCCGCTGAAGCTGAAGTTTTGAATCCGGTTGGCCTCTTTCAACTCAAGCCCTGAAGGTGGCGTGGGCGAAATCATTTGAGAAACACCACCCAAAACCAGGGATGCACCAACCGCTGACAACGCCGTGCCGATAGTTGTTGCCGTTAAAACAGCTTGAGATGAAACACCAACAACACCTGCGCTGCCTGCGCCAAAAAGACCCGTCGTACCAAACAAGCCTGCACCAGGGAACAGAAACGACGCACCAATCAATAACCCACCAAACAAGAAGCTGCCAAAACCACGGCCAGCGCCAGCAACAACAGGCGTAATGCTGAAGACCTCACGCTCTGACCAAGGTAAAGCAAGCACGCTCACGTCATCAGGGGTTGCTTCCTGCTTACCAACCCTCACCCGATAAGCAACGCCATCCTGCTCGCTATCAATGAGCCACTTGTCTAGGCCGGGGAAATTGACGCACAGGGCCTTGATCGCCTGGGCAGGTGTTGCCACGTTCAGCTCAAACCGGCACTGGCCTAGCCGCTCCCTCAAAGCGCCATAGACCTTAATTACTTTCATGACGGATCGCCCGGTCTGTGGCCTTCAAATAATAGCCACCCAGTAAATCCCTAGAACTCAAGCGGCCCTGAACGTGATGCAGAATCTGCTGATCACCAAGGTAGATCGCAGCATGGTTTGGCACGGGTGATTGCAGGTTCATCAGCAGCAGATCACCTCTCTGCAGCTGCTCAATCGGCACCCGTGAAAACCCTTCCTTGGCGAAGTTCTCCACATACATGTTTTCCCCGTTGTGCCACCACTGATCACGGCGGTGATAGTCCCTCAACGTGATGCCGTATTCACGCTGAAAGAAGTCCCGCACCAACGTGTAGCAGTCCACAATCCCGTGGACAAACTCACGTCCCACATACTGCAGTTCAAACCCGTCTGGCTCGCAGTAGCCCCAGCCCTCAGTCTTTGGATTGACGATGAACCAGGGCAAGCCGGACTTTTCACAGGCAACACGATCGGCCTCTGATGGCCTGGGGTTCGTTACAGGATGACTGTGAACAACTGCCACCACTTCGCCTTTTTCCTCTACCTCATGCCAGCCGTCAAGCACGAAATGCTCATCAGGCGTCTGGGCAATGTTGCGACAAGGAAAATACCGACGCCTGCCTTTTACAACAGCAACTAACCCGCAGGCTTCTTTAGGGAACTCATCCTTTGCGTGTTGCAGGATGTCCGCCTGCATGGTGGCAGTCAGCTTCATCGCGTTAGGCCCGCTCCAGGGAATGATCCAAACGGCAATGTCCCGTTCTCGCCGAACCGTAGCTTGCAAGATGCAATGCGCTTGCCACACACATCTTCAGCCAACGTGCTGACGCTGTTTCCGTTCACGTCAAAATAATTGCTGCCGGTGTAACTGCACTCACTGCTCCTATAAACCCACTGACAGGTGTTAGCCACAAGCTGTCGCTTCGGAAGAAACTGCCCAGCAAGATCAAACTCACTGGCAAGCTCAAAAGTAACAACGTCGCGGGTCTCTGTTGCTTTGCGGTTAATTCGCCAGATTTCTGCAGGGAACCTGGCATTAGGGTCCGCCGTTGTTTCACCGTCTAAGTAACGCTTCAAAGTACGGATTCGCTTGACCGTTGCACCTGTCAAATCGTTGCCAGTTGTTGTGGCATTAACCAGCGCTAGCAGCGTTGTCATCGTCCCGTCAAGATTGGCAATGCTCAGCGTCGGCTGCGGCAACGTGCCGCCAGAGCGCATCTCAAAGCCATCAGCCTGTATAGGCAACCTTGTGTATGTATTGCTATCAAATACGATGTTGCCCGTCACGTTGGCATTGCTGCCAGCGTGGAACCGATAAACGTCAGAGCTGCCGTGCAGCGTGCTGTCTAAGTGCAGCTCAAACAGCTCGATGATCGCGCTAGGCGCAAGAACAGAAACATCCTCATAGACGCTGCTGATTGCAGTCCAAACAACAGTGTTGTCAGTAATCGTGCTGCCAATGTCTGTCGGCCATTTCGGCTCACTGCTAGCAGACGTACCAGCAGTTGAGCAGCGAAACCACAGGCCGCTGGCTTGGCTTGTAGTGGCCCTGCGTATATCACCAACAGAAAAAGCTGTGCTGGCTGCCCAGGCTGTAACTGCTGTCATTACGGTTCAAAAACTTGTCGAAACGTTGCTTGGATCGTGGCACGATCATGAAATGGAATTGATTTGCTCCAGCTCTCGCAAACAAACTTCAATGCACTTGACTCACCAGGCGGCGTGTAGGTGAAATTATCCGCATCGGCAGCACGGGCATCTAAGAATGCTTCGATCGTATCTGACTCAGACTCCGAGACATTAAACGTAAAATCGAAAGTTTTTGGATTTTGATTGAGGCCGTAGTTCAGCCTGGCCTCATAACCATCACCAAACCGCACCTTTCGTGTGGTTGGTGCGCTCGATTTGGTCATCCCCGGTGCGGGGTCAAAGTCTGGAAAGTCAGCCATCAGGTAGTAAGCAATCCTCCAGGACGTTTTTGTTTGATCAGCTCTTGCTGAACAGCAAGACCGATTGCTTTTCCAAGCTGGGCAGCTTCGTTTCCGCTGCCCTGAACAGACGATCCAGAAGCATCAACGTTCACGGTCACATTAGCGCTGCCGCCCAAAGCGTGGTTCGGAACAATCGTTCCAGATGACCTTGGCACGAATAGCTCAGGACCACGTTCACCCACGATTGAAGGCTTGCCAACGGGAGGACGACCACCATTGGCAAAAAGACCGCCAAGAAGACCGCCGCCCCCGCCCATTCCAAAGGGAACGCCAAACAACGCAAAATTCACACCAATGTTCAACAGTTGATTAGCAATGTTTTTCAGCGTATTACTGGCAACCTCTGCCAAGCTCTTCGTTCCATCAACAGCAGCCGAGATCGAATCAACGACACCTGTCTTGATTGACATGCCGATATTTTCGTAAACCCTACCCAGTTGATCTTGAAGACTAATTTGCTCTCTTATAGCTGCACTGCCTTCTAAGATTTTGCGAACTTTCTCTTCCTCCAATTTAGGGTTGTCTTTCATAATTTGCGCTACGCGCTGGTTAAGCTCTTCTTCTTCTCTCCGGCCTTCAAGAGTTGCCTGCAAAAGGGCTTGCTCTGCCAAAAGTCCATCAATAGTTTGTTGAGCCTTTTCTGCTTCAGTCGCTCGAATGTCTTTCAACCTGTTTTGTATATTTAAAATCTCTTGATCTGTTTGCAGCTCAAGCAGCTGCTTTTCAAGTATTTTCTCAGCCTCTGGAATACGCTTGGCATCGATAATCGCACGTTTTGCTGCTTGCTGCTCCATTGCAACTTCCATTTGCAGCGCAGCTTCCCTTACTGGGTTTTCGTCACGCTTTGCTTGAGCAATTTGACTGTTGAGCGTCAGAAGACGCTCTTGCAAGCCAATCTCAGCGTTTAAATCAGGAAGACGACTTCTTCTGCCTGCTCCGCCTGCCGTGATGTCGCGCCTGTCTTGCGCTGTAACAGGAATTTTTGCCGTAACTTGAGGCTGAAACTCCTTTCGGATCTGAGCCAGCGCATCCTCTTGGCTTAAAAAGACTCTTCCCTGCGCTTCCGCTGCAGCTCTCTTTTGAGCCCCAGACCTGCCTGTACCAAGCGATTCTCCAGTCAACTCCTTGAATCGAGCCCTAGCAGCAGTCTCTTGAGTGCCTAAATCACCAAAAAATGCCTCTCTAGATGCCGCTCCAGTGATGCCGCCCAACACTTGATTCACTATGTTCAAAAAGCCTTGAAGTGGTCCAGAAATTAACTTCACCAGCTGTGTTGTCAGCAAGTTCCAAAGCCTTGTCGTTTCTTTTGTTGCATCTCCTAGGCCCTGCAGAGAATTGACACCGTTATTGCCAATAGCAAGCGCCATTTCTTGAGTAAGGTGAGCCGCTAGCTCTTCTACTTGACCTAACTCTTCTAAAACTGCAGCACGTTCTCTAGCCGCGTCACTGCTAAACAACGACTTATCACGCATAAGCTCTAGCGCTCCAGAAGTCGATGTCAGCGCTACGCCTGTTTCGGCTGCAACTCGCGCAAAAGCATCAAATTGTTGACCAACTGCACTACCTAAAACCTGGAGTCCAAATCCACCCTTTCCGCCACCAGCAATCGCTCCCGCCGCTCCACCGAGAACTGCTCCCGGTCCACCGCCAAACAGCAATGGAAAACCAACGCCAAGCGCAAGGTCTTGCTGCAAGTTTTGCCCCCTACGTCTTCTTTCTTGCAACCTAGAGACTTTTGCTCGACGCCTAAGCACTTCTATTTCTCTTTGAGTAGAAGTCTGAAGACCCTTAGACGTTCTGATTAAGTTAATTTGTTGTCGCTCAAACCTTGCAGCCTCCCTTGTTGCTGTCGTATAAGCTGTCGCTAGGTTTTTAACAGCTACATCTTGCTTCTTAAATTCACCTGTAGATTTTAATGCTGTTTGCGACATCAGATCGCCAAACAGTGTTGCTTGTTTGTTTACAGAAGAAAAAGATTTGCCAAAATTATCAAAATTGCGTACAAGGTCATTAACGTTTTTGGACAACTTGCCTGAAAGGTCTCTGCTTCTACCTCTTCCGCCAACGTTTAGATCAACAGGGGCTTTGTTGATTGCAGTAATAGTAGATTGAATTGCCTCTAGCCGTCCTTCAAGCGCAGCAACCTCCCTAAGGCCGCCGATGATTACGTCGATCTTCGCCTGAACAGACCCAGCCAAGGCTCAAATGACGCTGCACTATCAACACTTTACCTGCGCCGCTTCGCCTTTGCTAACTCCCTCTCTTGGTCTTCGTTAATTACCTGAAAATACGCGCTCCAGCCGATGATCTCCTCTGCTGTCATTGTCGCCCTAAGCTCCGATAGGCCCATACCTAGCTCTTTGGCAACGCCAAACTGCAGCATGAGCCAGTTGTCTTTCCGAAGCTCGGCGCTCAGGATTTTGGGTCAATAGCCTCTTTTTCCTCGTCGGTCAAAATTGCCAGCATCAAAGCCTGAAGATCCTTGTCTTTTACTTCGTTCTTGAGAACATCGATTTCGCCAGCAAGAAACAGAGCGTTGCCCATCTCATCCTGAGCCTTTGCAATCAACAGTTGGAGCGCAAACGCATTGGCGTCATCCGATCCAGCACGCTTCTGAGCCCGCTCACGCTCAGCCATCGTTAGCGGTGCAACCCACATTTCAAATTCAGTGCCGTCCGACAACTCAACTGTCTTTTTGACCGGCTCCAAGTTTGCTGCTTTCTTGAGGCGATCAATGGCGCGGAGTGCCATGAATATCCGGTTGATTGTGCTACTACATTAGCATTAAAAAAGCCCCCGACAAATGCCGGGAGCTTCTTCGCTATTCGTTGATCAGCTCTTGCTGAAGTCGAACGTAGGAGCGCTCGTCGGACGGAAGCTAACTGACACAGTTTGAGCGTCATCCGGAGTGACAGAAAAGCTAGCTGAAGTCAGCACAGCCTCAAGCTCAATGGAGCGGCTCTTGGTGTCATCCGGCGTTCCAGAAGACAGCACCGTGTCCATATACAGCTTGAAGGTGGCACCAGCCTGCTTACGCTGGGTCACGTCTTCAATCAGACGGCTAGCGATAGCGGTGTCATCATCGGTGAAGTACACCTCAGCAGAGCCGGAACCATCGGCAAAGCCAGAGATGAAGGTACGGAACGGAGCGGTTTGACCAAGCGTTCCACCGATGCTGGTGGTGTCGATCTCTTCCCGAGTTACCTCAAAGGACCAAGAACGAACGTTTGCCACCGACTGAAAATCGGTAAACTTGATCGTGAAATCGCTGGTGCCGTCAGTACCGTCGTCAGTGATTGACAGCTCACTGCCGCCTGCAGTTGCAGCAAAAGTGGCTGCACCAGTAGAAGCGGTGTAGGTGCGAATGAAAACAGCTGTGCCTTCACTAAGACCAGCAGGCAGGGTGCCACCACCAGCGGTGAACGAAACTTTGTCGTCTACCTTGAAATTCAGGTAGGTGCCAACATTGATGCTGTTACTAGCGTTAGTAACGTCAGCAGCCTTGAAGGTGCCAGAAGTACCAGCAGGCTTGTAATAAAGGGCTCCAGAGGTGCCCGAAAGGACGGTAGCCATTCGTAAAACGGAGAATGGTGGACTTTACGGGCGGAACCCGGACATATACAGCTTAGCGCGTGGGCAACAAAACATCTAATCCTGATCCTCTGCAGTAAACGACGTGTCAATTCGTCCCACGAAATGCGGACTTGCTTCTTCTGCTGAAAATGTTGGCCCGTTGATTGCTCCAGGACGCAAATAAATGCCTGAATCGTCTCGCGTAGAGGCTGATAGGCTCGTCAGAGTCGTTACTGCAGTATCCAATAAAGTTTGATTTCTGACAGGTCCTTTTCCTTTTTCGCTGTAAACACGAATAACTATACTGCCGCGAGCAAAATCAAGATTGCTTGTCAGTGTTACTTCTGTAGTTAGACCAAAAGAAACGTTGACCCGAACGTATTCAGTGGTTGCGTTAGCAGGTGCTGCGGTAATTCCGTCAAAAAACACAGGAACTGCAGGGCTTAGCGCTCCAAATGCTGTTTGAATTGGGCCTTCAATGGCTGCACGAATTGCTTGGTATCTCATCGCTTGCTCCTAAAGCCAAAGATTACGCCTCTTTCTAAAGCTTTTTGCATACCGCCACCGTTTAAATAGCTCGTGTACCAGTCCAAAGGAGCTGTGCTTTCAGCGCCGCCATCACCAGAAACATTGCCTCGTATTCCGTTTGAACGAGTACCTGTGGCTACAACATCACCAGCTGGACGCCCAATTTTAATAAATGTACCCTCCTCTAAATCAAGTGCTATTGCCGCATAAGGCTGTGTATTGACAATCTCAAATTTTTTGACTCGTGCTGTCTCTTTGATTGAGCTAGACAACTTTGGAACGTCATTCAACGTATATGGATAGCCACCCCCTGTTGCACCAGAAGCCCCCTTGCCAACAGGAATTGCAACCCAGCTATCTTGAAATTCGCCACTCCATTCAGGCCCTGCCTCAGCAAGATCATTCATAATTTCAACAGCAGCAAAACGAGCAGCTGTATTGATCAGTTCTCGAATTTCAATCGATAATTGACTAACTTGTTGACGCCTGCTTGCCATTACTGCGGCCTCGCAATGATGATGTGAAGAAGCGGGTCTTCACCCCGATACGTCGTCACATTCAAAATTTTGGCCTCACGTGTCGCTCCACCCTGCGTGTAACGAATGCGATCAGCTTGGGTCGGATAATAATTGTCCAGATCGTCGCCGCTGACAGTGACCTTTACGTCAGTTGTCTGATACAACCCGTCAGATTCACGGCTTGATACGCTGCCAATAAAACCTTTGGTCACCACTGTTGTGTCCGCACCAGTGACATCTCCGGTGCTTGGATCGTAAGTACGAGGCGTGACGGTCTTGACCAATGTGATGTCCTGACCAAAGTCCGTCAGGATCTCAAGCGGTATGGACTTGAAGATGTCGTCTACAAGTGCCATCTCAACCCCTCACCACACGGATTGAATAGCTGCCACTGCCGCCCAGACAATAAGCGCCAAGGTAAGACTGCAGCCAAGGGTAAATATCAAAAACGTTATTAACGGTTCCCGTAGCTTGACTAGCAGTGTTGTACTTAACTTTGAGATCCCCGAGTTCGACTTCTTCGTATAGCCCCTTATCGCCGGTATTCCCTGTAATCGCGTCCGTGTCATTGGCCAGCGCGTTCGCTAGCTCATAAGTAGCGTATTTAATGTCGTTTGGAATAGCAGAGCAGGAAAGCTCAACGCGATCCACGTGATAATTGTTGCGAGGCCAGCTCAACGCTTGGTCCGCATCGCAACGATCACCGTAAAAATTCAA